AAAACCAGAAACCGACGCCCGTGCAGCAGGCGATCCAGCTCCTGAGCCTGCGGATTCCGCGGACGGTCGGTGCGGCCTCCGGCGCGCCGCAGTCGCTCCTGGACTCGCCTGGTGGCTCCATGCTGGGTGGTAACCCGAACTCCGCGGCCATCCTCGAAGAGATCCGTCGCCGGCTGTTCGGAGGCGGCGGGGCGCCGCCCTCGGGTCCGTTCCAGCCCTCTGTGCCGCGGATGCCGCTGCCTGGCGCGCCTCCGGCTGACGAGGGTGGGGCGCCGTTCGGCACGCCGCGCGTCGGCTTCCCCGGTCCAGGTGGGCGCGAGGCTGGTCCCACGGGTCCGTCTACGCCTCCACCGATGGCGCCGGAACCGTTCCCGAAGCCCGAGCCGCCGATGCGTCCTGGCGGGAAGCGCGAAGTCTAAAGACGTGGGAACGCAGGGGCGGACAAAGAAAGGCGCGCAGCAGAGCGTCTACCAGATGCTGCCGGTAGACGATCCATCCGGAGGTGTTGATCTCCGCACCTCCGCGACATTGCTGCCGGCGAACCGCGCTCGCACCCTGATCAATTTCTCGCTTGAGGAACCGGGCGCGCTCGTCGTGCGTCCCGGCTTCCAGCGGTTCTCCACAACCAGTCTCGGCGCCTCACGCATTCAGGGCGGGCAGCGGGTCTACCTGAATACCGCGATCCCGTCTGCGGCCTCGACCATCTTCACGCTCGTCGGCTGGAACGGGGCGGTCTACAACCTGTCGGACGCCGGAGTCTGGTCCGGTGCGACGTTATCGGGCCTGGCGACCGGGAACGAACTGTATTTTCCGGCGGATCGTGATCTCGTCGCGGTGATGGATGGGTCAACACGTCCGTGGAAGTCTACGAACGGGTCGAGCTGGACGCACATGGGGATCGCGGCCGGCAGTTCGGCGGGCACTGTGTCGTCTGCGGCCTTCTCGAACGGCTTGAGCACATCAGAGTTCGAGCTGTCCTACACCTACAAGGACCGCGACTTGTCGGTGGAGTCGAACGGCTCGACGGCGATCTCGACGCGCTCGATCACCTCGACGGCGAACGGGCAGTTGAACTACGTCGTGCCGAACAGCACTGATCCACAGGTCGATGCGATTGTCGTCTACGCGCGCAACAAGACCGCATCCGAGACGGTGCTTCGCAAGGTGAGCAGTCAGGCGCAGTCAGCCGGGGCATCGTCCACGATCGCGATCACGTCCTCGAACTGGACCAGCAACGACGAGATCCCGACCGATCACGATCTCCCGCCGGTCTTGTCGTTCGGGGTCATCTGGAAGAACCGCTGGTGGGCACGGAGTGCGACACGGACGAACCGCTTGCACTTTACGCAGTTGTTCCAGCCGCAGTCGTGGCCGGCGCTGTTCTACATCGATATTCCATTTGAGCGCGGGGATTCGATTCAAGCGTTGGTCCCGCTCGGGGATGCGCTGCTGATCTTCGGCAACACGAAGGTCTTTGTTGTGATCGGGCGCTCGTCGCTGGACTTTGAAGTGCGTCCAACCATTGGCAGTCTGGATGGGGCGTTGGGTCCGCGCGCCTGCGCCGTGATCGAAAACGGCGTGGTGCATGCCTCGGCGTCAGGGGTCTACATCTTCGACGGCACGGCAGACAAGCTCCTGTCCTTCGACATCGATCCGGCATGGCGTGATCTGGTGCAGGCGTCGGCAGCGGACCTCGCGCGGATTGCGGTCGTGTCCCATCAGACCCGCAAAGAACTCCGGATTGCCGTCCCGCGCCTCTACCCGACTGGTGTTGACGGGGAATGGGTGCTGGATCTGAACCGGACCCGTGTCAACGGGAACACCGCATGGACGGCCACTGATCGTGCGATCGGTGGGTATATCTCCTGGGACGGCCCCGAGGCGCAAGCCGCGAACCGCGGGCGGTTGTTCTCGTGGAACTCCACGGCGGCGTATGTCTTCGAGGAAGCCACTGGGACGTCTGGGAACAGTTCCAACATCACGGCGACCTATGAAGGGCCGGGGCTGACCTTGGGGACGTATCGCGGACGCTGGCCGGACGTCCGCGGGGAATACGAACCGCACGCTGGAGACGCGTCCATCGAGCCGTCGATTGACGGGATGTCGCAGGGCATTCAGCAGCTCTCGATTGGTTCGGGCCTGTCCCGCTACGGCACGGCGCTCTACGGCACGGCGACGTATGGCGGGGCCGCTCGTCGGCAGTGGGTCAAAAACCTCCCGCTGAGTGCGGACGGGCGGACGTTCATTCTCAAGCTGACCTACGTCGGACAAGAGCAGTTCCGCATGTTTGGCTACAACGTCGGGATTGTCCCCGAAAGCCGGTCGCGCGGTTTCAACGAGTAAAACATGCCAGCCTCATACCCGACATCAGTCAAGACCTTCGTCAGTCGCAATGCCGGCGACGTCATTCAGCCGGCGCACGTGAACGATCTTCAGGATGAAGTCAACGCGATCGAGACGGGCCTGAAGGCCGGCCTGGCGCATTCGCTGCTGTTCACGCCGGATGCGACATTCGACATCGGCGCGAGCGGAGCGACGAGGCCACGCGACATTTACTTTTCGCGGAATGCGTTCGGACAGACGCTCAATCTGAGTGGTGGCGCCCTGCGGCAGTTGGTGATCTCTGGCACAGCCGCCGATGCTGGCATGCAGGTGACGAGCGTGGGTGGGTCGGGAAAGGCGTATTCGCTCTACACCAACACCGCAGGAAGTTTAATCCTTCAGGACGACGCGGACGGAACGCCGAGTATAGGCATCACTGGCGACGTCGTCACGTTAACGGCAACGTCTGGCGTGACGATTGTCACGAACCTCTCCACGGGGGCGATCTCCACCAGTGGCCTGATCTCTCCGGCGCAGATCGTCGCGAACACCGATAACTATAATCCGACCGGATTGGCGACGGCGACCCTCCTGCGGTTAACCACGGACGTCTCGCGCAACTTGACAGGCATCGTCGCGCAGACCGCCGGTCGGCAGTTCGTGCTCGCGAATCTCGGCGCCGCGAATCTTGTGCTGATTCACGATGCCACATCAACTGCCGCGAATCGGTTCTATTGCCCAGGCAACGCCAACTTCACGATGACGCCCACCTCCTACGTGCATCTGCTGTATGACAACACGCTCACACGGTGGCTCGTAATGCCGTGTAACTCGTAATGGCGTCTCCTGGCTACATCGCGCAGTTGTTGAACCGGCTGGATCCGGACATTCGGACGACGCTGACGATGGCGTTTGAATACGTCATGCGCGAATACTCCCTCGGGGAGAGCGTGAAGGCCGAAAACTTCGCGTGGTTTCGCATCGAAGGCACGACCTCGACCAGCGTCGGGACCGAGTTCTCGGTCGAACACGGGATGGATCACGCGCCGTCGAAACTGATCCCGATCCTGCCGCTGGACGTAGTGAACGCGCAGTTGACACCACTGGAAGTCTCCAGAATTGCCGACGCGCGCCGCATCTATCTCAAGAGCACTGTCAGTGGTGCCACTTTTCAGGCTTACGTCGAATGACACACGAACGAGTCGCCATCGTCGGCACCGCGCAGAGCTGGACCAAGACCCCATGGAACGATCAGGGGCTGCACATTCGCTCGCTGAACGACGCCTATCGGATGCCAGGCTTTCAGCGCGCGGACGCGTGGTATGACCTGCACCCGCTCGACAAGTTCTACCACCCGGCGACGGACAAGGTCTTCGCGCACGAGATCCCGGTCGGGCACTACTGCCGGCCGAAGACGCACCTGGACTGGCTCTCGACACAGACGATCCCGGTGTGGCTGCATCCCGACTACGTCGCGCAGCATCCCGCAGCGGCGAACTGGGCACACGCGCGAGCGTTCCCGAAGGCGGACGTCGAGGCGCACTTCGGGCGCTACTTCACGTCGTCGCCAGGTTGGATGATCGGCCAGGCGCTCCTCGACGGTGTCAAGGAACTGCACATCTACGGGATCCATCTGGCGACAGAGATCGAATACATCGAGCAGCGTCCCAACTTCGAGATGCTGTGCGGTGCGCTCCTGGGCCGCGGGAAACGGCGCGAGACGGTCAAGGACGGGATGCGCTACTACCAGACGAAGGACGGCAC